GCGGCTGGAACTCTCAACCTCCGATATGCCCAAGGCGAAGTATTTAACAGTCGCAAACGCTTCCGGGTGTTAGTAGCGGGTAGACGTTTCGGCAAAAGCTACCTCTCGTGCATCGAATTATTGCGTGGAGCAATCGAAAGACCGGGGGAAACTTTCTTTTACGCGGCCCCTACATACCGGATGGCGAAGGACATCGCCTGGAAGGTGATGAAGAAGCTGGTCCCGAAGGCGTGGATCAAGAGCAAGAACGAGACGGACCTAAAGATCGAGCTGGTGAACGGCTCGACGATCGAACTGAAGGGCACGGAGAACGCGATGGCCTTGCGTGGTAGAAGCCTCGCTGGCGTCGTGCTCGACGAAGCCGCCTTCATGTCCAGCGAAGTCTGGTTCGAGGTGATCCGCCCCGCCTTGGCCGACAAACAGGGCTGGGCACTCTTTATTTCCACCCCGGACGGCACCGCCAGCTGGTTCTACGAACTCTGGCAATACGCCGACAGCGGCGATTCCGACTGGAGCCGCTGGCAGTTCACCACCATCGACGGCGATAACGTCCCACCCGAAGAAATCGAAGCCGCTCGCGCCCAACTAGACGCCCGCACCTTCCGCCAAGAATTTGAAGCCTCGTTCGAGAATCTCAGCGGCCTAGTAGCCGTAAGCTTCAGCGACGAAAATATCGACAAAACTGTCCAAGACCTTGCTGTTTTGCCACTCCTCCTCGGAGTGGACTTCAACGTCGATCCCATGAGCGCGGTATGCGCGGTGAAGAAAGGCGACGTGCTTTGGGTCTTCGACGAAATCATCATGACCGGCGGCGCCACCACCTGGGACCTGTGCGAAGAGATCCAATCTCGCTACGGCGTGGAGCGTCGCATCATCGCGTGCCCAGACCCAACTGGTGGCGCCCGAAAAACAAGCGGCGTTGGTGCCACCGACCACAACATCCTCCGCAAATCCGGTTTTACCGTCTCCAGTCCACGCAATCCCTGGAAAATCCGCGACAAGATCACGTGCGTCAACACCGCTTTACTCGACGCATCTGGCACACGCCGCCTCTTCATCAACCCCAAGTGCAAAGAACTAATCAAATCTCTTCGTACACTCACCTACGCCCCCGGTACCGGCCTACCCAACAAAAACCTAGGCGTAGACCATGCTTTCGACGCTTTGGGCTACCTCTGCCTTCAAACTTTCAACCTTGCCAAACCAGAAGCCCTTGGTAAAACGAACTATCGTGTGTGGTAGCAGGTCTTAAGCCAATGCCCGGCCACTACGGCACCAAAAAGAAGCCCAAAGGCACCAAAAAAGGGGGCAAAAAGTAATGGCTAAGCGCGGTCTCTACTCGAACATCCACGCCAAACGCAAGCGTATTGCAGCCGGAAGCGGCGAAAAAATGCGTAAGCCCGGCTCTAAGGGTGCCCCCACCGCTGCTGCCTTCAAAAAGGCCGCTAAAACCACCAAAAAACGGAGGAAGTAGCGATGGCCAACGTCGGAACCGTTGTTGTTGACCGCTTTACCAACACGGTCGAGCACACCGGCAACTCCATGAGCGCTGTTGACGACTGGTTTGAAATCCCAGCCCACTGCAGCCAATACAGCTTTGCTGCAAACGTCACCAGTTCTGCCAATTTCACGCTTGCCCTAGAGGCCAACTTCAACGGCAACGGCAACTGGTTCACGATTGACACCAGCAAAACCATTACTTCCGCCGGTCAATACGTCTATTTCTACGACGGAAGGGCAGCCACAAAGATCCGAATGCGTATCGATTCCATTTCATCTGGAACAGTGGCGTTAGTTCCTCACATTGTCACTGGCTATCACGGCTAATGATTGAAACTATTAGTGGCGGATGTGTACATATCGAGGTTGACGCCGAAGAGCGTACAACAACCGCCACATTTGTGTTTGCTACACCATCTGAGCCCGCTTTACTCGGCGCATTTGTCGCCAAACTGGCTCAAGGCATCGAGGTGTTGATCCCCATCGAAGAGGTAGACGCGGAAGACGACGAATAACCTGCCAAAATAAGTACAAAGTAGGAGCCAAGCCGTGGTCTACAGCGCCAATATCCCACCAACCGGAGCTGTAGTAAGCGAGTCTCCGTTCGTCCGCAGCCTCGATGTCATCGCAATGATGGCCGACTGGAGCGTGATGGCAGCGGTGACCAACGGCACCGAATATCTGCGCGACCAAAGCGAGAAATACCTCCCTCAAGAACCCCGCGAAGACGACGACGCATACAAAACCCGTGTTGACCGCAGCGTTCTCAGCCCATACACCAGCCGTCTAATCGAGACCGCCGCTGGGGCAATTCTGCGCAAACCAATCCATATTGAAGGCGACCCGTACTGGCTTGAGCTGGCGCAAAACATCGACGGCATCGGCTCAAATATCAACGAATACGCCCGCCGCGCACTAGTTAGCAGCCTGACTTATGGCCACAGCGCAATTTTGGTGGATTATCCCGCAGCAATGGGAGCGCGAAATCTTGCGGAAGAACGCGCCCAAGGCCGCCGTCCGTACTTCATCCACGTTGATGCCGCACAAATCTGGGGATGGCGCCAAGCCAGCACCATGCCTGGCGCACCCCTCACTCAAGTCCGCATCCACGAGTACACAACGCGCCCGCTGAACGACTTTGGCGAAGAACAAATCGAGCAAATGCGGGTGATTTACCCCGGCAAATACGACCTGTACACGCTTGGCCAGGATGTAGTCGAATTCAGCGAAACCGGCGGCTACAGCCTTGACGAAATCCCACTGGTGCCGATTTACAGCAACCGTCGCGGCATGTTGCAGTCGCTGCCACCGCTGCTGGACATCGCAAACCTGAATATCACCCACTATCAGCGCCAAGCCGACCTGATCCACGCTTTGCACATCGCTGCAATGCCCACACTTGTGCTTGAGGGCTGGGACGACACGACTGGCAGCGCGACTATGGGCGTCAACTACGCCATTGCCATGCAACCCGGCAACAAGGCGTACTACGTGCAGGCCGACGCAACCAGCTTCGACGCCCAAGCAAACGAACTCCAGTCACTGGAAATGCAAATGTCCAGTTTGGGTTTTACCAAGCTGTTCGGCCAAAAGTTTGTTGCGGAGTCTGCCGAAGCCAAGCGCATTGACCAAGCGCAAGGCAACAGCGTGCTTTCAATCATCAGCCAAGAGCTTGAAAGCGCCCTCAACCAAGCATTCGGTTTTGCCGCCCAATATGTCGGCCTGGAACCGCCTGAAATCACTATTGACCGCGACTTTGACTATTACCGCCTGATCGGCCAAGACGTTTCTGTCCTGACCCAACTCAACGAGATGGGCAAGATCAGCGACGCGATGCTGCTTGAAATCCTGCGTCGCGGCGAAATCCTGCCCGACAACATCAGCATCGAAGACGAACTTGCCGCCAGCACCGAAAACGCGCTGGCTTTACCTGAAGCCGTCGAAAACACTGGCGATGAGGACATGGAAGCCCGCCAAGAAGCACTGGAGCCAAATCAGGTTGACCGTCTCATCGACCTGCTTAGCCGCTGATGGCCACCAAAGAACTCACACTGGCGCAGGTCACGGCACTTGTCCGTCTAACCCAGCGTGTAGACAACCTCAACACAATCCACTCGGGCAAAGGCGCCCCTGCCGCAAGTCTTGGCACTGACGGCGACTGGTATATCGACACTGACAGCCTGACGATTTACGGCCCCAAAGCAAGCGACTGGGGTGATGGCGTAGAACTTGCCACCCGCACCCAAGTCAGTCAGCTCACAGTTGGCGGCAATTTAGGTAGCAGTGGCGGTGGCGGAAGCACCGCGACCATTTCCGTTGGCACGACAACGACTGGTGACGCGGGCACGGACGCCAGCGTGACGAATGTCGGCACCAGCGAAGCCGCCATCTTCAACTTCACGATCCCACGCGGTAACACCGGCGCTGCGGGCGCAACTGGTCCCCAAGGACCCCAAGGCGCCACCGGCGCAACGGGTCCACAAGGTCCTCAAGGTGATACCGGCGCACAAGGTCCACAAGGTGATGCAGGTCCTACCGGTGCTACTGGTCCACAAGGACCGCAAGGCGAACAAGGCATCCAAGGTGAAACTGGCGCGACAGGTGCAACCGGCCCGCAAGGTCCCCAAGGTGAAACAGGTGCTCAGGGTCCCCAAGGTGACGCCGGCACTGCGGCAACCATCACAATCGGCACCGTCACAACGGGTTCTGCCGGCTCCAACGTTGTCGTCACTAATAGCGGCAGCTCCACCGCCGCTGTACTGAACTTCACTATTCCAAAGGGCGACACGGGCGATGACGCCACCGTGACCGCTGGAACAAATATCACTGTTGTAGACGGCGAAGTATCTGTGGCCGACGCCGCCGAGTTCGACGACGGGACCTATTAACTCTTCCCTTGTAAACTAAGACCGTCCATGTAATACATCGTTGTGCCTGAAGAACAGCAAGCAACACAAGTTCCTGTGGAACCTGTTGCCCCTCAACCTGTGGTTGAAAGCTCCGATCTGGCCGCCCAACTAGAAGCACTTAAAGCAAAGAACGCGGAGCTTATTGCCGAACGTCGCAAAGACCGTGACAACCGCGAGTCCTTGCAAAAGCAACTGGACGAGCTGAAGGTTGCCCAAGAATCCGCCCAAACCCAAAAACTGGCGGAGTCTGGCGAGTTCAAAACGTTGTGGGAGCAAGCCCAGGACACGGTTGCCGACCTGAAGCAACAACTTGCAGAACGCGACTCCAAAATCTCCTCAATGGAGGCAAATTTCAGTCAAGAGCAACTGAAGTCCTCCGCAATCGCCCAGCTATCTACCGCTGGTGCATTGGCACCCGATCAGTTGTATCGTTTGGTGCAGGAGAATCTTCGCGCCAAAGATGGACAGCCTGTGGCTGTTGTTGGAGGCGTCGAAGTTCCGGTTGGCGAGTATATCGCCAACTTGAAAAACCCCGGCAGTGGTTACGAGCATCATTTTGCTGCTAGCAACCGCGCCGGGATGGGTGTCACAGGTAGTGCCCGTGCCACCGCTCTTCCCGGACAAACCAACCCTTGGTCACAAGAAGGCTGGAACGTCACTCAACAAATGATGATGCTGTCGGAAGACCCAGATCGCGCACGTTTGTTGAAGGCTGAAGCCGGGAAATAAGCCCCTGTGGGGCGACCGCTAACCACGACTCCACTGGAGCTACCCAATGTCTGCATTTAACGGCAACTATTCGGGAGGAACTTTCCTTTCGAATCTTGTCACTCGCCCCGAGTTTCTTCAGTACACCTCTGAAGGCATTTTCGAGCAATCGAAGTGGGTGCAGAGCGGCATCATCCAACGCAACGCTGCACTTGACGCCCGTGCCGGCGGCACCCGCGTGCGCGTGCCTTTCTTTGACCCCATTGCACCTTCTGAGACCCAGATTCTCAGCAACAGCACCTGGGGCGGTGGCGGCGGCTATCTCGTTCCTTCGAACGTGACTGCTGACGAGCAGATCATGACCCTGCTGCATCGCGGTTTCGCGTATGCCGCTGACGACCTCAGCAAGCTCGGCTCTGGTGCTGATCCTCTCAGCCATGTTCGTGACCAGCTGACCGCTTCGATCAACAAGCTCAAGACCGCAACCCTGTCTGCCCAACTGCTGGGTCTGTTCGGTGGTATTTCTGGCGCTGGCGTGCTTGGTCCTAACCAGACCGACAAGTCTTTCGCTGGTGTTCCCGGTTCTATGACCGAGAGCAACTACCTGAACGTTGCCAACGTGGTGGCTGCCAAAGCCCTGCTTGGTGAGCGCGGCGACGAGCTGGACAGCATCGCCATGCACTCCAACGTTGCTTATTACCTGCAACAGGTTGGAATGCTGACCTTCAGCACCTCTGCACTGTCTGCCTCTGGCGCAGTTGTGTGGGGTGGCGGCGGCGTGGGTGTCCGTCAGTCTGAAGTGCCTTTCTTTGCTGGTCTGCGCGTTGTCATCGACGACCAACTGACCTATCTGGCCGGCGGTACTGCCACCCATGCGGTGAAGTATCCCGTCTACCTGTTCAAGTCTGGCGTCGTCAGCGAAGGTATCCAGCAGGATCTGCGCCTTGCCGCAGACCGCAACATCCTGTCCATGCAGGACGTGCTGGCTGTGGATTACCACTACGGTTACCACATCACCGGTACCAAGTGGGCCGCTTCTGGCGACAACCCGACCAACGCTGCCACCACTGGCAACCTGGCCAACACCTCTTCTTGGAATCTGGTGTTCAGCACCACCAAGATGGTCCCCGTGGCCCGTCTGTTGGTCAACACCCCGTTCGACACCACTGCTTATTCCTGATTTATCAGGTCAAGCAGAAGGCCCCCAAAACGGGGGCCTTTTTTATTGTCAATCGATGCCCAAACGCAGCTTTTCCTGCACTTCAAACACCACGGGAGTGTTCATGGTGCTCTTGTACGACTGCAGGATCAGCTGATTAAGCACGTCGTAGCTGACTTCAAGCTTCTCCCCAATTTGCTGGAGATCAAGCCCTTCTTCTTCACGAAGACGACGCACTTCAAGTGCCACATCCTCAAGCTTGCGGACAGCGTTACCAGGCGTGGCGGGCTTGGCCTTAGGTGCTGCAGGCTTTACGCTGCCCTCAGCATCGAGAGATTTGCGGATAGGCATGAAACTGGTACGTCTCTACATGTCACAGAATAATCGCCGCTGGCATGAGGACATTCCATACGGCGATCACCTGGAACGTACAGCGGAGTTGGAGATGGAAGGAGTGCGGATATATCACGCAACGGTTGTTGAGGCGCAGTTGCAATCAACCAAGCCACGCAGGCGGGCTAAACTCAAACAAAGAGGATATTGACTGTGGCCGCGACTATTGATGCCACTTTGAAGGGCGCGTCGGCCAACAGCTACGTGACGCTGGCTGAAGCCAACTCGTACTTTGAGACGGTCCCGGATTCCAGCACGTGGACGGACAAAACTGACGACCAGAAAAACCGCGCCATCATCTCCGCCACCCGCTGGATCGATGCGCTGAGTTTTTACGGTGACCGCTGCACGACCACTCAGGCTTTGAAGTGGCCCCGCGAAGACTACAAAGTTGACGGCATTGCGTTGGCTTGCACGCTGATTCCAGAAGCCATCAAAGTTGCCACCTACGAACTGGCTCGCGCCTTTGCCAACGACACGGACGCCATCACCGGCAGCACTGGCACCACCGGCCTTTACGACCAAGTTGAATTGGGCGAGCTAAAGGTCAAATACAAGCCCAGCTCCATGACGCCAGGCATGGTCAACAACGTCTTCGACCTATACCCCTGGCTGCAGACCTACTTGGGTCCCTACTGCATGGGCGGCGCCACTAACTATGCCGTTCGCCTCTACAGAGGATGATATGGGGCTAATCGACACGACATTTGCACCAATCCCGACCTCACTCCTTGCGGACTGGGGTCAAAACATCACGTATATCAAGACCACAACGCCCCGCACCTACAACCCAACAACTGGCGCAGTGACCGGTGACGACACCAGCGTCACGGTCAAAGGCGTGATTTTGCGCCTTACGCCACGCGAATCTGAAGGTTTGTACCAGTCAACCGACGTAAAAGTCATCATCGGCCACAGCGAGCTTGGCACCTATTACCCGACTGAAGCTGACCGCATCCAGTACACCCAAGCGGGCGTCACCCGCGAAGCCAAGATCATCAATATCACCAGTTATCGCGGCGACAACCCCGTGATGCACGTCCTTATTGCGAGGCCCCAGTAATGGCACGCGATTTTAAACACCTTTTAAATGATATGAAAGAACTGGTAACTAATTCAGCTCGTACAGCAGCTGTCGAAATAATGAACGGTCTTGTAGAAGCTGGTCCAGCCTTTTCAGGTCAATTTTCATCGGCTTGGTATGCAGTAGAGCCTGGCCAAGAAGTTGGAGGACCGCGATCCGCGGGCAACAACATATACAAATACGACCTGCGAAACGTCCCTCGCAGACGCTTCAAATCCGGTACTTACTACGAAATAGTCAACGGTGCCGATTACGCAGCTCAAGCTTTAGATCTTGAAGAAGGTAATTTTATACGCATTGGGGATCCGATTAAGCAGCCCGTTGCGGAAGGTACGCGCTATGGCGCAAAACGCGGTCAAGTGTCCGCCGGAGAAGGTGATTCCGTCAGTACAGCTCCTTTGGATTGGTATGTGACGTACACCAGCGGGGGTGCCATGCAGCGCGATCTAGGTAATGGCGTCAAAATTGGTTTCCGCCAAGGCCCTAAAGGCGGTAATACTCCAGGCACCGGATTCAGCTAATGAACTACCAAGCAATTCGCGCCGCAGTCGAAAACCCGCTTCTCACTGCTTTTGGCAATCTGGATCCAGCTGTTCCGGTCTATTTCGACAACATCACAGCAGTTCCACCTAACACAACTACTGAGTACGTCCGCGTCAATGTTACTTTCGGCATTACCAACGAGCCCACGCTTACCAGCAGCGTTGACAACGCTCGTGGCGCGATTGTCATCCGCATCTTCAC